GTGGCGTCGGCTTCAAGCTCGACGGAAACCGATCCGAGTTTTGCCATTGCCTACCCTCCGGCCTTCCGCGCCTTGTCGGCGGCTTTCTTTTTCGCGTGCTCGGCTTTCGCCTCGCTTGTTCGTCGTCGCATCATCATACGGAAAGCGTCCTTTTTCCGCTCTTTCTCTCGACCCTCGAGCCCTCGCTCCGCTCCCTTGGATTTCGGCTTGGCGTCTTTCTCGCCGACGAATGCGGCGATCGCCTCGTTGTTGATGTTTTTTCGGCCGAGCAAGCGGTCGACGGTAACGCGCGGTTTACATCCCTGGACATTCATCAGCAGCGCGGTTTGCCACGCTGTCAGCTCGCGCGTTCGTTCCCAAACCCTGGATCGGCCCTCGACGTAAAGGACGAATTCCCAAAGAGTGAGATCCCAAAACTGCGACGGAGTTAAGCCGACCTCCGCCGCCAAACGGAGGAGGCCGTCCCAGTCCCACGGACCTACGCCGCCGCGCTTTCTTTTCCCGCCCTATCCTCGCTTGGCTCCTCCTTGGCCTCCTCGGCCGGGCTCCGCCCCGTCATTGACCATGCGAGCGCTTCCGATACTTTTTTCGCCAGCGTCGCGAACGTCTCCGCGTCCCCGCGCTCGATCGCTTCTTTCCACTCCGGCTTTTCGGCGTCGGCGAGCGTAACGAGCCCGTCGAACCAGTCGTCGACGTCCTCCTCCGCCGGCATTCCGTCGACGCTCTCGCGGTACGATAGCCCGGCGCGGACCATTTTCGTTATTAGGTCAAAACCTAGACTCGACTGGTCGTCCAAGCTCATTAGGCCCTTACCGTTTAGCTCCTCGAGCTTTCGCCGCGTCTGGTTTTTGAACCAAACGAGCCGCCTTTTCCCGCCCAAGTGAACGGAGCATTGCCCCCGCTCGAGGTTGTGTTCGATCGTGCTCATTGTTGCTTGCCTCTCGCCGCATTCGTGCGCGGCGTGGCAACGGTAGCCGCTTACTGGTCGCGCGGCAAAGCAAAGCCCTCGCGCTACCAGGGGAGCAACGCGAGGGCCGGAGACGGTCCCGCTAGGGAGCCGCCGGGGGGGGGCTTGTGCCTAACCGCTAGGGCTGGGCCGTGCGGACGAGGCCGCTAAGGCGGAGCGTTACGTCGAGCCCCGCCGCGTCGTCGAGAGGGCCGCTCGGCGAGAATGTGGTCGCGAACGCGCCCGCGTCGAACCGAAGGAAACCCGTCCCGGTTTGCATCCGCATCCGGATATTGAAAACGGATTTCGCAAACACGGCGTCAAGAACCATCGTTTGACCGGCGTCGTCCTCGTCCCAACGTAGGGAAAAATCGCCGGTCGCGTCGTGATGATTTGGGAGGTAGATCCTCGCGCCGTTGTCGTCGTGCGATGTGCACTCCAATTCGTCGATGTTGATGTTTAGTGTAGCGTCGACGATCGAGCCGAGGTTTAGATCCTCGGCGACAAAGTTGTCGCTCGAAACATCGACTTTCGAGAGGCGTCCAGAGATACAGCCCATTTTTTACACTCCTCGAGGCTGCGCCCCGTTTGGTTTGGCAGTTTGCGAGAGGCTCGCGGTTATAGTCGGGGCACACGCAAAAGCGTGACGTTGACGGTGGGGACGTCGGAGTCGACGAGGATCTTTCCCTTGTCTACGCCGAGAGTTTTCGAGGCCCAAAAGATACTTTTGAACGGACCGCGTAGTCGTTTCTCGCCGGCGGGGATCGTCGTGGTTTTTTCCGCCGTAGTTAGCTGGCGACCCTCCGGCGAGACGATGTCGGCAAACGTGACAGCAGCGGCGCCCGCGTTATTGTTTTCGATCAAGACGAGGATGTTGTCCCCGGTCGCCTCAAAGCTCGAGCCGTTCACATCGTCGATCGTTTGTGCGGCGAGGAGCGTCTCGAGGTCCACCTCGAGCCCTTGCGTGCCGAGGAGGTCGATCGTTAAAGCGGTACGGGGCATAGAATCTCCTAGCGGACATCGACGGAGGTCGGTCCAGCGGGTAGCCCGGCCGCCTCCCAAACTTGGTAGGTGTCGAGCCCTAGCGGCGTGGTGAAAGGTAACGCGTCGGTCACTAGCGCAAAAGCCCCCGCACTAGACTCCGTCTGGCCCGGACCCTTGGACAGGATCGACGGGAGGCCGGACGCGCCGATCCCGTTGCGATCAGACGGGCCGCACCAATAGAGCGAGAGCGCCGCGCCCACGATTATATCGAAAGCGCGGAAGCGCAGATCGGCGGTCGCGACGTTGGCCAGACCGTTAACGCCCGCCTCGTCCAATCCGCCCGGCGCGGCGAGGCCCCAATACCACGGGCGGGGACGCACGTCCCGCCAAGCCTGGACACTGACAGACCACTCCGGATCGCCGTCGCCATTCACTCCGAGGTCGGACGGGCTCCGGGCGACGCCCCGGCAATACCCACCAATTTCGCGAAATCTAAATTGATCGTAAACGCGAAACGCCAAGCGCCGCGCGCCGCTTGGGTCGTTCTGTCTCCCGCGGATCCGTATCTGCACGGCGGGCTTCGTGATGCCCGTCCCCGCTCCGCCGTCCTTGTAGTCCTCGTCATTGTCGGCGGGTGTGTCGAACACGTAAACGGTCGGATCGTTCCCCGGTCGCGCTTTCGGCGTCGGCATACCTACCCGGATGTTTCCGCCGGGATAGGAGAGGCCGGAGAGATTCGCCGCGAGATCCTCGGCGTAGTCGATTGGGGCGATTCCGTGGGGCATTGGCCTACCTCTTTTTGTTCTTTGCGCGCTTGGAGCGAGCCGCGTCCCGCGTTGTTTTGCTGGCGACCTCGCCCTTTCCGATGCTCGTCGGTCGTTTCGGCTTTGCGCCCGCCTCGACAAACCGGCCCGCGCGCTTGGCTACCCTCCCCAGTATGCCGGAAATTCGTTTTCGGTATGGTTTCTCCAGATAGTGGGACGTTGTCTCCCCGTTGTGCCGGACGTCTTTCCTTTCGTGGACGGCCTCCGCGTATTCCATCCCGTACCCGATGACGACGCGGAATTTTAGCAACGTCCCCGCCGGAGCGACAAGCCCCGAATTCCGGAGGAACCCGAAGTCGATCGGCACTAGCCTTTGGCTATCCGCGAAAATCAAAACCGCCTCCTGAAATAGGGCGGCGTTGACGGCTTCCGGGCTCGATTTTCGGAGCGCGTTAATTTTGGCAATTACCTTTTTAAACCCGCGCACGCTTACGCGGACCTTGAGGCCGCCCTTTGTCGCCGCCATCAGAGAAACACCTCCGCGAGCCCTCCGGTTCCGTTTCGGCGGCGGGCTCGTTTGATTTGGACCGGCACGCGCCCGGCGTCCGTGCTCGTCTCGACGTCGTCCTCGAGGAGCACCCGATCGCGGAGGCCGGGAGCGTCCTCGAGCGGATAGGCGATCCTATATTCGACGTCGCGCTCCTCGCCACTTGACGAGCGGACGATCCCCTCGAATCGCTCGACGCGACAACGCGCAACGCGGGCCGGGCCGTAGACGTCGCCGCCCTCGTCACCGTCGGAGACAAAGGGGAGGATCGTCGTCCGGTCAACGAACCACGACGCCAGGAAGCTCATTGGCCCGCGCCTTGCGCGAATATCCGATAAGGACGGATCATCGATAGACAGATTTTGGGTAGGCCGGTTTTGCTGTCGAGGTCAAACGAGACGGAACCGGATAGGATGCGCTCGCTTTTGATCCCGTGATCGTCCCCGCGCCGCGAAAACCTCGAGGCGACCGCAATAGCGGCGGCGTCCTCGATTTCGTCGGGAAGGCTGCGGACGAGCGTGTCCGTTGTGTCGGCTTTGGCTTGCTCCGGCGTCACGAATCCGCCGTCGAATGTCACCCGGATCGCGTGCTCCTCGGTCCCGGTGAGGCGGTCGCCGGCAATGCCAGTGGAGCGCCCGCCCGTGTCTGGCCAGCCGGCGGGGTTGTAGATAATGCCCGTCCGCCCGTCGTCCTCGACGCTCAGCGTTGCGAGGTCGATCGGGTCGACGAGGATCGGGGACTTGGTCCCGATAATTGAAACGCTTGTCAGTGTGACGATCGGAGGCTTGGCGACCCGGAGCCGGGGCAACCCAAAACCGGGCAAGTCCTCGACGCGCCCCGCCTCGAAAGCGAGCGCCCTGTTTAGGATGCGCTCGATCTGAGAGCTAACCGAATTGATAATCGAACCGAGATAGTCCCGCGCGTCAGTGTCGGCGCATTCGCGACCTAGCTCGCCTTCGCACCTCTTGATCGTCGTTAGCGCGGTCGGTTTCACTTTGGACACAGTCCACGCTCCCTTGAATCACACGCCCGAAAGCGTCCATTAGCTCCCCGTCGCCCTCGAGGGAGGGCTCGCACCCGAGCGCGTCGGCGGTTAGCGAGCCCGGCGGAGCGCCCGCGAGAGCGCCCGCGGTGAAGTCCCCGCCGCCCTCCGGCCTTCCGCTCCCGCTCACTTGGTCGCGGCCCTGGCTTCCGCCTCCGCCTTGCTCGCGGTGTCCTTGCTGTCGGGTTTGGCCTTGCTCCGTCGTCTCGACTTGGCTTTCGCGACCACCTCCTCGTTTTCGATCGCCTTGGCTTCGCTGGCGAGCGACTCGCGGGCGGCGTCGGCGTCGCGGGCGGTCCTTCGTCGTTTCATCTTGGCCAGGATCCCAGCCGCCTCGAGGTCCGCCTCGTCAAGGTAAACGGCGTACTCCTTCGCGACGTATTTCGCGGCGAGTCTCGGCTCGAGCGCGGTAACGTCGCCGGAGCTATAGGGCTGGACCGTTTGCACGATTTTGATCACGTGCTGGTCTTTAGCGTTCAGGTAGGGAATTTTTGACACGTTCTCGCCTCCTATAAGCGTGTGCGCCTCGACTGTAGGCCGAGGCGTGCACGCGGTCTAGTGGAAGCGAGCAAGCCCGCCGCCGCTTACGGAGTCGGGACAACCGCCGCGCCGCCAGCCACAAACCCGCCGCCGTAGGCGCCCACGTCCGTAGCGCCCGCCGAAAGATCGATCAGAACTTGAACGCGAACGAAACGCTTTAGCTTCGAGAGCCGCACGGCGAATTTAAGAGCGTCCTGTTCCGTGGTTCCGCCGCCGCCGCCCGTAAGTACAAGCGGCGTCGGTTGATCGGCCGCCGGAATGTCGGCAAATGCGCCGCCCGTAACGTCCGTGTGCTGGATCGTCGCGGTTAGCGTTGCGGTCTCCGTTGCAGTCAGTGTCGCCTGTGCGAAGATCGCAACGGCGGCCGAGTCGTATCGCTGCGCGTCGTCGGGACCGGGCGGAAGCCGATCGAACTCCGCGCCGTTGGTTTCGGTGTTGTCACCTGCGCCGCCAGCGACGGCGCTCGCGCCAACCGCGCCCGCGAGGGTGATCCCGTCGGCCATTCCACGTTCGGACGCGAGCCCTCCAAGGTTTGACATAATTCTAGCTCCCTTGAGGCTCCCGCCCCGTCTTAGGTTGTGCCGTCACGAGACGACGGGAAAAGGCTCGAGGCCGCTCGCTTAGAGCGTCCAATCGACAGCGGTAATAACCGAAATCTCGCGACCGCGTTGTCGCGCTGTAATGTCGTGCTCGGAAATTCCTCTCATCACCTTCTCGTCGCGGGAGACGCCGGATCGGAGGTCCGCGCCGTCGAGGTAGGCGGCGCCGTCGAAAACGTCGACTTCCATCGTCACGGCGTCGCCGATAACGATCGAGGAAAAATCGACCATGAAAACCTCGGACTCGTCCGAGCCGCCGCCGAGGTTATTCGGGATCTGGGTTGTGGTGCGAAATGGGAAACCAAAGATCGTCCCGCCGCGCATTTCGTCGCGCCAAATGTGGGCACCGTCGGCGCCGCGTTGGCTCATCAGGAACCACTTTGTGCGGGGAGTGATCAACCAACCGGGTCGGCGCAGTTGGATATTATTGTCCTCGAGACGCTGGACCGCGCCCGCTAGATCGGAGGTGACGGTCGCGACGGTGATCGATCCGCCGTCGTCGGTTGCGTCGACGACGTTCGCCGGATCGGCGAGGAAGCGCAGCCCTTTCGGTGTGTTCTCGCTTCCGGGGTCGCGGATAAGCGCGAGGTCCTCGCGGTTCCCCATGCTCTCGACGATGTCATCGCGGATCATGGCGTCAAAACCCGCCATGCCAAAGCGGATCATATCGTTAGAAATCGGGACGAGCGTCATCAGCTTGCGCGCGGCGAGCTTGAGCCGGCCGTAGGACGGCTGCGACGGCTGGACCGCTTGCAATTCATCGAGGTAAGTCGAGACGGCGGTCGATGCCTGGAAATTCATAGAACTATTGCCGAACGGCATCGGCACGACTTGAGCGCCGGAGGCGCGCACAACATTATTAGCCCGCAGCAGCGGGATGAGTTCGGCCCGGATATCCTCCGGCACAAACACGCCGCCGGCGCCCGCCGTAGATGCCTCGAGGCTTTTAATTGTGTCGTCCCAGATCGCCTTGCTTCCGCCGGTAACGACGCCCGTCTCCGTGCTCGCCTTGCCCGCGTGCTCGTAGAATCCCTTGGACGCGGCGATTGCTTCCGGTAGCCCGCCCTTGCCCGCAGCGATCGCGAGAAACATCCGGGCCAAACGCTTGCCGCGTGGCTCCTCCGGGAGGAGGTCGACGCGCCCGGTTTTGCTGTCCTCGGAGCCGAGGATCTCGGAAAGCGCGTTTTTGCGCTGCTCCGCCGCCGGTTTGCCGTGTTTTTCGAGGATCTCGTCGACGAGAACGCCGGCCTTTTCCTCGAAAATTTGTTTCACTTGCTCCGCTGTAAGCGGCGCGGGCGCGGCGGTTTCGGTTGCTTCTGACATCGTTCGGGCTCCTAAAATTCGGCTAGCTCGCCGGTTGTCGCTTGTGTGTGCTCGGCTCGCGCCTTGCGAAATGCCGCGTCTGCGAGTCGGCCAACGTCCGCGACGGTCAAACCGCGACTAGCTTCGCCCGCCGGTGCCTCCGGGGCAACCCCTACAGAGTCGGACGCGGTTGCGGTCTCCTCGGCGGCTTTTTCATGGGTCGCGCACGCGAGCGCTTTAGCGTCCGATACCGATCCGACAACGTGGCAACCGTCGACGACGGCGAAGCCCCGCGCGCATAGGTCGCACACGGGCGCGGCCTCCTCGGTTGCGGCCTTGTCCTCCGCCTCGGCGGGCTCGTCGGTCGGCTCGAGGTCCGGCTCCGTGCCCTTTGCTTCCGGCTCGGTTTCGGTCGCTTCCGCGCTTTCATCCGCTTTCGCTTCCTCGGTCGGCTCGTCCGCGTTCACGGGCGCAGCCTCAAAGGCGAAAGCGCCGTCGGCTCCCTTGGAAACGAGCAAGCTAACCGGCTGTCCCTTGGATTCCGCGAGCACCGCCTCGACGACGTGACGCGGGACGACGATCCCGCCGCTCTCCCCGTCTAACCATTTGGTCGCCCATTCGACAACCGGCGCGAGGTCGATCCCAAAGCTCTTGGCCCCGGCGACCGCGTTCGGGTTAGCCGGGATCGGGAGGACACTCCACTCCAAAAGTTCTTGTTCCTCGAAATCAATCGCGAACGGTCCGCGCTCCTCGTTAAACGAGAACTTTTGCGGGAGAAATCCGACGCTGGCGCCACGCATCCCGAAGCCGTGCAAGGCAAGACGCCCGGCGGTGTTTCCGACCGGGTGCAATTCCTTGGACGGGAATCGCGCCACGCTGCGGAGCTTGGCGTTTTCGACAAAGGTCCGCACGGCTTTAGCGACCGGAAACTCGCCTCGGTTGTGGGCAAAGAGCACCGGCGAGCCCGCCGCCTCGAAGCCGCCCGTTTTCCAACCGGCTTGGTTGATCGTGTCGTCATCGCGATCGACGTCCGAGGTTGAGATCGTGAAATCGAGATCAAAGCCCGCGAGTTCGTTGTCGGCGAGCGCGGCGACGTCAACGGCGTGACCGTCCTTTATTGGGACCACGCTCTCGACGCCGCCCCATTTCTTGACGTGGATCGAGCCGTCCTTTTCAGCGGCGACCGTGTGCGCCTTGCTGTCGAGTTGCTCGAGGAGCTTCGCGAGTTTCTTTTCGGTGTCGGACATTGCTTAGCTCCTCGGCTCTAGTGCGCGGATGAATTGTAACATGCGCGTTTGTTGCTCGGAAAATCCAAGGCGGAGCGCGGTCCGGAGGATGTCGATCCAGCGATCGGCGCGGCTCTCGAATTCGTCGAGCACCGCTTTTAGCTCGACGTCGGTCGCGTCCTTGGAAAACGCCGAAGACATACCGCCGCGCACCTCGGCGACGATCGGGATCGAGACGCACCGGCATTGAATGTCAAGGCTCTTAACCCCGAAGTCGAGCGGGTGCATTGCTGTCCGCCCAATGTGCCGCCCCGATGGAACAACGAACGGGCGCTCGAGCTGGACCGTTTGCCGGTTCAAGATTCGGTGATCGGCATTCTCTCGAGGCTCAAATCGAACCCGCGTGTCGTTCGCCGTTAGCCATTGTTTATTGGCGACTAGGCCCGTTTGTGACATCGCCTGTTGGCGCCCGAAGTTCGCGGAGCGGAGCGCCTCGGTCCGTGCGATCCGCATTGATCGCGTTTCATCTGCGACGCTAAAGACGGTACGCACACGCTTGGCGAGCTTTTTCGCTCCCTCGCCGTGTGCGACGCCCTCGAGCAATTCGTCGCGGAGCGCTTGTTTTGTCCCCTCGTGCACGAGCCCAACGATCCGCGTTACCGATTGGCTCGCGAGGTGCTCGACGACGAGCGGGTTTAAAACATTAAAGGCGAGGTCGCTCCCGACTTCGCGCACCATTGCGCCGCCAAAGTCCGCGACGAGACGAGCCATAACCGGATCGCTATGGGCAAGGATCGGGATTGGCTCGAGCAATTCGATCATCCCCTCGACGTCGGCGGCGCTCGGCGGCCCCTTTTGCACGACGTGGACGGCTGCGGACCGCGTCTCCTGCTGCGCGGCGGGCTTGCCAACGTCCGCGAGGCTCTCGACCGCGACGACGTTGTTAGGGACGAGGTGGACCGAGCCCGAGCCGTCGGCGATTGGGTTGCGCCCTTGAATGTCGCGCCACTCGTCGGAGGTAAGCGAGCCGGGATTCGCCTCCGCGGCCTTGAGGTTGAATTCCTGATCTTCTGGGATCGGGTCGTCATAGATCAACAGGAGCCGGTCGCCGTCCGGATACATCGGCAGGACCCGCGATTGCTGCTCGACGCGGAGGAATTCCAGGCGCGGCATGATGACAAGCACGGCGAGGTGGCGAAGCGCCGCCGTCGACGTCGCGCGGTTGCTATCCTCGGTCTGTCCGACAACCTCCGGCGGTACGTTGTAAGTCGCGCGGACTTTGTCGTTGTAAAACTTCCGAAGCTCGACGACGTCGGAGTCCTTAAAACTCGCGCCGAGTTCATGGATCCGCCCCTCGGCGTTCATAAAATGCATTCGGTGGGACTTGTTCGATCCCCTGTTTGCGTTTGCCCAATCGGTGGTCAACATTTTGATCTGATCGTCGTCGGCGTCGGGGAAAAGGCCGATCCCGTCTGGCATCGCGCCATTTTTGAAAAACGCGGCGATATGTTTCGCGGCCCATTCGTCGCCGTCTAGCTCATCGGCGAGGGTCTTAGCTATTCCGCAGCCTCGAGAGTACGGATCGATCGGGTCGAGTTCGCGGAACCATGCCATTTCTGACGCCGGGATCGTCGCGTTAAACGAGCGGTGCGAAACTTCGTAGAACTCAAAGCTCGGCGTCGGCGTCGACTTGACCCAATGCGGAACGATCGGCCAAAGCGCGTTAGGTATTGTCGCGCCGTCCGTTGGCAACCACCAAAACGACTCCCCGACGAGGTCCAGATACGTTTGCGTAAGCGTGCGGACCGCTAGGCCCGTGTGTTCGCCGTTCGGGTCGCGGAGTAGGTCCAAGTAAGGATGCCGGAGGACTTCGCGGAGGTCGCCGGTTTCGAGCCCGGCCTTTATCATCGCGGACCGCTTGCCGAGGTCGAGCGCCGACTCCGCTTTCGTTTGCGAGATTGCTTGGCCTAGCGCCTTGGCGTCGCCGCGCTTGGACGTGGCAAAGAGTCGCCAGCGGACCGCGCCCACGCTCGAGCTAATCCGCCCCACTGTTTGCCGCAGCATCGGTACGCGATCGTAGGCGAGGAGGATCTCGATCGTCTCTCGTCGCGGTGCGTAGCCGCTTTGGACGATGCCGTGCAAAAGCGCGGCGCCGGATCCGGCCTCTCCCTCGTCGATCTGGCGGAGGACAGCGGCGACCGTGCCGGCGTCCTCGGCGGGAGGTAGGGCGAGCATTTGGCCGGACGCAACCGGAGACGCGGAAAGCGTAGGCGAGCCCGTAAGAGCACGCCAGGCGAGGCGGAGGCGGTCAAATGGTCCCATTGTCGCCACGGTAGCGCGGGAGGTCGCTCGAGCCAACGGCTAGCGCGTTGCGGTCCCAAGCGTGATCGTTCGCCCAAACGCCCTTTGCGCCGCGACGAGCGCGTCGACTTGGTCGTCCGTGTCTCCGTCGTTCCCCGTGAAGTCGAGACATTCGTCGACGAAAGCGTCGACCCAATCGGGCGGCGGGTGCTCGTCGCAATCGAGCCCGCATTCGTCGCCGCAAGAGGAACGGGGCACAAGCACGCAAGGCCGGTCGCCGCTGTCGTCCTCGTCAACATTCCAGAGCGCCGCGACGGGTTGCGCGCGGGTAAATTTGTCGCCGAGCTTTCCGGCGGCTTCCATTTTGATCCGAATGCCGTCTTTTTTCAGAAAGTCGCCGACGCCGGACTCGCCTCCGCCGCCGTGTAGGAAAAGCATCGGGGCGCCTGGAAAGTCCCGCTGCGCGGCTTTGAGTTCGCGGCCAAACGCCGGGGCGCGGCATTGCTTGCGGACGACGTCGATCACGTAATAAACGCCGGGGTTGTCCGGCCATTCGGCCATAATGACGAGGACGGAATAGTCGGCGCGTTTTTTCGCGGTGTAGGCCAGATCGACGCCAATCGCGAAGCGGCACGGGCCGGCGGGGAGCCGATCGTAGCTGTAGACGGATTCAAACAGCGACCCGCCGCGACGGATCGGCGCTTGCTGGTACAGGCTCTGCCACGTGTACGGGCCAACGACGCGCCGGATTTTCTCGAGCGCGTCGAGGTTGTAACGCTCCGGCCATAGCGGGTTGCCGTCGCCGTCGATCGCCGGGTGCCTGACGAGGGTATAGTCCTCGCCCGCTCCCTCGAGGTAGCCGCTCAGGTCGTCTTTATGCCACCGGGTTTGGTTGACGACGATCGAGCCGCCGGGCTCGAGCCGGGTGTATGCGACATCGCGAAACCAATCGGTGATTCGGTCTCGGTAGACCCTGGACTCCGCTTCGATCCTGTTTTTGATCGGATCGTCGACGATAAACACGTCCACGCCGTGGCCAGTCCAAGATCCGGAGGAGCCCGCCGCGAGGAGCCCGCCGCCTTGCTTGGTCCGCCATTCGTCGATCCGGTCGCTACCCTCCGCGATCTCGACGCCGCTTCGCTTGGCGAGCCCTCGGATCTTTTCGCTCTTTGTCCTCGCCAGCGCGGCGCCATAGGTCGCATAGCCGAAAGTGAGATCGGGCCGGGCTCGGAGGCCCCACGCGATGAAATTGCAGATCGTTTCGGTTTTGGCGTGGCGCGGCGGGAGGTTGCCGATCACGCGGACGCCGCCCTCTGTAACGCATCGCTCGAGGTGCTCGACGTAGCCGCCGAGGTGCGTCGGCGCCGTGTAGCCTCTATTCATTCGGACGATGAAGTCGAGGACGCCCTCGCTCCTGACGAGGTGGCGGCGCCGTCGCTCCCGAATCGCAAGCGCTTGCGCTTTCGCTTCTCCCCTAGTGAACACTCGCCGCGCCTATTGCGAGGACGGTCGCCGGGCTCTCCCCGTCGGCGATTCGGTCGAGCTGGTCGTCCGTCAAGTCCGACATTTTAAAATCAAACACCTCGACACGCTCGGCGGCGAGCGTCCCGTCGAGCTTGGCGAGTAGCTCCTCGACCCTGATAACGGTCTGCGGGTGATCGCAGTGCTTGGCCGCTAGCCGAAACAGGCGCCGACGCTGCTCCGCTTTGCGATATTTTCGCTCCGCCTCGTCTTCTTTTTCCCACCGCTTGTAGATCGCTGCGATGTCGTATTCCACGGTGCGGAGCGACACGCCCCAAACGAGGCAAACGTCCGGGATCCACTTGCCGCGCGCCTCGTGCCCGGTCATTTTCTCGGCGACGGCGCTCCGGCGCTCCTCGAGCTTGCGCTTTGTGACCTCGCCGCCCTTGCCGGTCGGATTGCCGCCGCGTTTTTTCCTCGTCGCTTTCTTTTTCGTCGCCTTTTTTCGCGCTGCCATGCTGCTTACTTTCTCACCGTTTCCGGATCTCCTCGATTTTGTCGAGGACAGTGTCGATCTTGGCCCGGTTGTGCGCCCGGTCCTCCGCCGCTTTCTCCGCTAACGCCTCATATTTCGCGAGGGAATCGTCGCGATCCTCCTCGAGCTGGCGGAAGCGCGCGGCGTTGCGTGCGACAACCTCGTCGCGCTCCTCCTTGGCGGCGTGCGCTGCGATCTGTCGCTCGTCCTTGGCGGCGGCGAGGATAGCCTCGCGCTCGACGCCCCACGCCCGCCGCTCGAGTCCTCGTCCGCGCTCACGAAATGCGTACCAAAGAGCCAGACCGACCGTCGTCCCCCAGCCGCCGTAGGTCTGTAGGAGTAGCATCCACGATTCCGCCGTCTCGGTCCCCGGAGCCATAATTGCCGCCTTATTCGGGTGTACCGCTTGAGGTTACCGACCTGAGAAGCCCAAGCGAACGGGCGGCGTTAGGGTGCGCGTGCGTCCAGTCGTGACAGGCGCGACAAACAAGGAGCACGTTGTCGGGGTCGGTCGGCGATCCGCCTTGGCTGCGCGGGTGCTTTTCGTGGCCGTCGCACGCCGTGAGCGCGCAGCCTTCATACCCGCCGCGCTCGCCTGGCTGGTCGGCGAGTAAAACGAACACGCGCTCGCCCGCCTCGCATCCGTCCCCGCGCACGCGGACTAGCTCCTCGAGCATTTCGCGGCGGACCTCGTTCTCGGCTGTCCGCTTGGCGCTTTGTTGCTTGAGCCGCTTCCGGGGCTTGGCGGGCCGGCTCGCGGTCTTGCGCGTTTTGAACCCGCTACGTTTGAGCGTCCCGCCTTGCTTGTTGCTCGGTTTGCGTGTGAATCCGGTCCGTTTCATTGCGGCAACCCCGCGAACATATCGAGCGTAACGCCGCTCGCCGCCCGCTCGATCGCGAGCGCGTGCGTTTTCGGGTCGACCTCGGAGCCGATCGCCCGCCGGCCTTGCGAGACGGCGGCGAGGAGCGTCGTCCCCCAACCCGCACACGGATCGCAAACGAGGTCGCCGCGCTTCGTATAGTCGCGGATGAGAGCCTCGAGGAGCCAGAGCGGCTTACCTCCGACAACCGGAGAGGCTGGACGCGCGCCGGGGAGGTACGCGCCGGGGAGACAACCCCAGCGCGAAAATTCAGTTGTCCGCGGGCGGCTCACCATTAGGTAACAAGTCCAGGAGCTAGGCCCGTCGCCGATCAATCGCGGGCGCTTGTCTATCCAGGGGACCGGCGCAAATGCGTAGCGACCGGCCTCGAGGTATGCCCTTTCCCAGTCGGGAATTAGATCGTGGCTCGTCATTGCGACAAACCAACCGCGACACCTTGGAGCCCAAGCGGCGACAAACTCGGCGACGTTCTCCGGCTCCCAAGCCGAGTAGCCGAGGCGGCGGCGGGTTGCTTGCCCGGTCGCGCTAACGACCTGCTTTGCGAGGCTCTCGTCGCTGTGCGTCCGAGCACCGTATGGCGGATCGGTGATCACGGCGTCGACCTCCTCGACGTCCTCGAGGGCTGTATCCCAATCGCCGAGGCGTAGATCGAACGCAACGCCTGACGTGTTGTCGTCGTCAGTCATCGGCGCACATCGCTTTCCACTCCGCATTGTTTATGGTTGGTTCGCCTTCCTCGCGGTTTGATTTGCTCAGCTTGCGTCGCACGTTCGCCAGTTGGCGGGTGAGGTCGTCAACGGCTTTCTTGTGGTCGGCGTACTCCACATACACCTCGTCGAACTCATCCACTTCGTCGTCGTGGAAGTATTCCATCCACCCGTCCGACCCGTAACAAGAGCCTTTGCCCGCAGTCCACAGGTCTACTCTTTTCGTATCGTCAATCATCGGCACACATCGTTTTGTCGGACCGACGCGCCAGTAGCGTGGCCGCTTGCGCCACCCGTCGGCGCATCGCTGCGCGGCCCCTCAGCACGTCGTCAGTCATCGGCGCACATCGCTTTCTTGACCTCGTCAATCATGTCTTGCAGGTCCGGTATCGTCTTATTTTGCATGTGCTCAAGCGTGATCCACTCGTCACACGCATCTCCGAACCCAAAAACAACCTCGCGCACGTTCACCAGTTGGCGGGTTAGGCCGTCAACCTGCGCGGACAGCGCCATTGCTACGCCGCTAGCCTCATCACGCTCCGCGCGCATCGCGTTTCGCTCAACGAGGGCGGTGGATACCTGCCCACACAGGTCATCGCTACGTTCGATCTCCGCGTCGCGCTCCGCGCGCATGGCGTCGAGGGCCGCAGGCGCATCTGTCAATCGATCCGGCCCCGTCATGCCTTCGCCCCTCTCGCTTGCGCTTTGTGCGTCTCGCCCTACCCGCAAGCTATCGCAACCTAACTTTGGCCGCCAGAAATTCAAGGCTCCTCCTCGCCCCTAACGACACGGGCCGCCCGCTCCAAAGTTCGCCGCGCCTCGCAGATCCCGCAATCGCAGCCGACGTGCCGATCGACGACGCCAGCGGCGGAGAGGTGGCGCCGGGTAGCCTCGAGGTGCACTGCTGCCCCGGCGATCACGCGGTCCCGGTGCAGGATCGTGGCGAGTAGCCGAGACACCTCGGCTCCCCTTAGACCGCCCGGCGCTCGCAAAACCTCGATCTCCGCGTAGGAGTACCGCGCGGGGCAAAAGTCCATTTTGCCGATCACGGCGGCGGCGGCGGCGCGAGGGAAAACCGAAATCTTGCGAGCGCGGCAAACGCGAGGGCGATAGCGTTCGCCTCGTCGAATAGCTCCTCGCCTCGTTCGCGGTTTGCTCGCCGGAGGGGGAATGCTTGCCCCTCGCGCGTCCGAGCCCCCCTAACCGTCTCGAGCGCCCAAAGCATCACGCGGGAATTTACGTCCGCCCGCTTTTGGCCTCCCTTGTTCAGTCCGAGCACGCTCCGCCACTCGCTCGCGTTCGGCTCCCAAATCCGGGCGGTGTGCCAGCGCGACATAGACGCGCCGACCAAGTAGCCATGGCGCGCGTAAACCGATCCCGCGCTCGCCTTCCGTCCGTCTTTGCCCCGCGGGATAAACGGTAGCTCGACCGCGACCACGTCCGGGATCGTCGTCGCAATGCCCCGGCGGGCCGCCGCAAAAGATTCCGTCGCCCGCATATGCCCCGCGCCGTTGTCGGCGGTACCGTGCGCGGTTAGGTGTCCGCCCTCGAGGAGCGCCCAACCTGCGTAGCGACCGGGGTCGAATGCGAGGATCGATATCGTCACGGGGCGCCCTCGCGGCGCCGGTACCCGAGCAAGCAAAGCCGGGCCTCGTGCTCCGCTTCCGCGCGTGTGAGGTCGCCGACAAATTCGCAAATGGCTGCGCGCTCCTCGAAAAAATCGCGCTCGTCGGAGGTGCGTGGTTTGAGACTCTCAAGATCGAACAATTGGCCCCCTCCCTAGCTCGCGCCGCGCGCCGAGCGCCTCGAATTCGGCCTCGATAGCGGCCTCGCCGATCTTGTCTCCGCGCCGATCCAGTCCGGAGGGTGGTAAGAGCGGGACGCCCGTCACGCTTGAGAGCGACCGGAGCGCCGCCTCGACTTTCGCCATTTTGCCGGGCGCCAAGAATTCGCGGGCGCTATTGATCGCCCCTAGCACGTCGGCGGCGGCGGCCTGTACGTGTTCGGATAGCTCGGTATGCAGCGCCTCCGGCGTGACTCCCGCGTGAGTCTCCTCTGCCCACCGGAGATAATCCCGGCACCGCTCGCAATCGGCGTCGCAATCGGCGGCGTGTAGGAGCGCGCGGACGAGGTCGGCGACGCGGCGATCCGTTTTGTCGCGGGGCTTCCTCGCCGACGCTTTCGAGGTGCCGGGCCGGAGGTGCCGGCGCCATGCTGCGATCGTCTGCCACGCGACGCCGATATCGGCCGCGACCTCTTTCGAGCGCTCGCCGTCGGTGTCGATTCGGTCGAGCACGCTCTCGCGATCGGCTACCGTAAAGACGCGGATCGGCAAATCTTAGCGCTCTCTCGTTTGCGTCGGACGCGACCACGTTTGCGCGCCCCTATGCCCGCTCGACGTGAACCCGGCGGCGTCCAGCGTGTTACGGACAAGCTCCCCGCTACAGCCGATCCGCTCGACAATTGTCGCCGTGCTTAGGCCATGGGCGATTGAAATTATGCGAGCGCGTTTGTGTGTTGCCGTCGTCGTCATTGGTCCCCCGCTGCGGCTAGTGTGTCGTGGGCGGACTTCCACGCCGCGCACCAATCGCACGACTCGCCGGCCCTCGCGCCGTTGTCCCAAATCCCCGCGACCGCGTGGACGTGTCCGGGCGCGTTGCCGTCCGCCGGGAACCGCCGATGTGGGATCAGCGCGGTGAGTTCGCGCAACGCTCCCGCAACGGCGATCGTTCGCTTGATATATTTCGCGGCGACGGCGTCGGCGTCCCTCACGTCCTCGAGGAGCCCGTCCCGCTCGTCGCGGACCCGCTGTAGGATCCTCGTCCACTCCGGAAGCGTGCGGGGCGCGACGCCGGTCTGGTTAGAATCCTCGAGCGGGCTTTCCTGTTTTGCGCCGATCGCCTCCGGGGTCGGCTTAGGTTGCTCGACGTGGTTCCGGTCCCGGCTGCGCTCCTCGCTAAAGCCCTCCGGGTAGCGCTCGAGGAGCTTGTTAACATTCGCCGCCGCGAGATCGCCGAGGCTTAGCTCGATCCTCGTCGTGAGGGCCGCGACATACCAAAGCAGATCGCCTAGCTCCTCGGCTGTTTTGGGGACGTCGAGCGCGTGACCGTGTCCGAGGTGCTTTTTCACGTGGTCGACGATCTCGCCCGCCTCGCCAGCGAGACCGAGGGCGAGAACCGCGAGAGAGCCGCCCGGACCGTCCCGGACGAGCGTCCGCGCTGCGCGCTTTTGATATTCGTCGAATGTTAGAGGCGCCATTATCGTTAGCCCTTTGTGATCATCATTCTTTTCAGATCGACGACGTAGCCGCAGCGGATACACGCGCGGATCGTCGAGGAATTCGCGAGAACGCCATAGGCTGGACCTAGCCGGCCCTCGCAATCGTCGAGGGAGCACCGGGAGAGGTCGCGCGACGGTCCCGCGACGGTCGCCGGACCCTCGTCGCCGTCCGCCTCGATTGGTCGCCGGCCGAGGATACGGTCGCGAATACTCACTTTCCGGCTCGGTTTCGTGCCGCGAGCTTTTGCCGCCAAGCCTTGTAGCTGGCTCGCTCGTGACGGTCGCCCCAAAACCTCGACGTCGACGGCGGCGGATCGAAACACTCGGCGAGGTGCTCCTCGTCCCGGACCGGCACCCAAAAGACGCCAAGATGACGTTGCGATCTGAAAATCCTAGCGAGTTCGCGCTCGTCGCCGTCGATCGCTCCGTGCAGTATCTCGAGGCCACAAAGGCAACACGGGAGCACGTTCCGGCCAATCCCTGCGAGCGTTGTCGCCTCGACCTCCCGCCGAATTTCGACGGCCTCGCCGTCGAGGTACGGGCGCCCGTTTGTGTCCGTGATCGTCATCGCTTGCGCCAGTGTACGAATTCCCGCGCCCTACCGTAGGCGTAAAGCGGAGGCCGCCAAAGGGGGGAGGCGAGCCAGACGACAATACCGGCGGCGATAAGCCCGGCCCAAGCCCAACCGGGGAGGATCGGCACGGGCCTACCCAAGTCGATCGGCGGTCCCACTAGAGACCGCCCGCGACAATCGCGACGGCGGGCGCCGTTAATTCCGTCTCCGTCTCGAGCAACCCGCCCGCCCTCCGCTCGGACGCGATTCGGACCGCCCGGACCGGCCCGGCGATTTCGAGGTGGACGGCGCCCAAGCGGAGCAACGCCTCGGAGGAGGAGGTCGAGAGCGCTCCGGTTCGGATCGTGATCGTGTGCTCGCCGTGCTCGAGGTCTTGAGGATCGCGCGTTTTCGCCATTTCCTCCGCGATCGCGAGGAGGTCCGGCGCCGGCGCGTCGGGGTCGAAACCGGGAGGCGGCTCCGTGTGATCGATTTGCTCGCCGGGCTCCGGCTCGAGGCTTTCCGGATCCGCGTGTGCCTCCGCGAGCGCCTCAAGTTCGGCCCTGACGTCGACGCCTTGCTCGACCGAGGCTCGCAGCGCGGCTAGCTCGGCGGCGATTCGCTTCGCTTCGATTGCTCGGCGGCGGTGCGTTTCGATCTCCTCCTTGCGCTGGACCGCGCCCGCGTCCTCGTAAGCGGCGGCCTCGTGCTCGAGGCAAAGCCGCTCGGCGTGTTTGAACGTCGCGCCGACGATCTCGCGGACGATCTCGTCGACGTCCTCCATAAGCGCTAGACCGTCGCCGCTTAGGTTGTGGAGTTTCGCGGCGAATTCATCGATCCAAGGCTCGTGCATTGCTCTCCCCGTTCGTTTGCTGGTTTTGCGCCGCCTAGCCCTCTCGCGACCGTTGCGCGCATTGCGTCGGCGTCCGCCGCCGCCATCGCTGGCGATAGGCGGCGGAAAAGAAACGAGGCGAATAATTCGTCGAGCACGTCCTCGACGTCGGCGAACGAGAACGCCCTAAGCTCGACGATCTCCGAAATATCAAAGCGTCTCGTCCGCGGCGCCTCGGCGGGCTCGTCCGGGTCGATCCCGTCCTCCTCCGGCTCCGTGAAAAGATCCGGCAACGCCACGCCCGAAAGCCCGCCGTCCGCGCCTAGCGTCACGCTGTAGACGCGGCTTCCGATCGCCACGCCGAGCGCCATTTCGTCGATCAACGCGCCGCGTTGGATTGCCGGAGAGCACAACCCGCGCGCCTGTTTGGTCGAGGCGTCGGAGCGCCACGCGCTTGCCTAGCGCAAACTGGATCGGGTCGCCGTCGTAACCGTTGGCGACGTGTAGCGCCCAAGCGTTCGACGTGAGGTGGAAATACAGCCACGTCAAAAATTCGGAGCCGAGAAATTCCTTTTCATGGATCGGCACGTTCGCCGGGGAGCGCGCGGACGCTAGTTGGCGGGTGAGGTCGTTCACCGCGCCGCCGCCGAACACGTCCGCCGGGAGCAGCGATTCGAGAGCCGAGCGATCACTGGTGCCGAGCGGGATATCGAACGCTCGCCGGGCGTAGGTCGCGGGCTCGAGTCGGAGCCCGAACGTCCGCTCGAAAATAGCGACGACGCGCTCGAGCACCATAGGGCCGCGACCGAACGCGCGGACCTCTTGCCGCTCGAGGTCCCAAACAAGCTCGACGATCCTCGTTTTGGGCCGGGTTGTGCGCCGGAGTTCGGAGGCGACCGCCGCCTCGACCGCTTGCCGCGTCGCCTTGGTCACCTCCTCGCCGCTCTCCTCGAGCTCGACGAGCCGCTTTTTTGCGTGGCTTTTGAGCAGCGGACGAGGGAGCACGATCCGATCCTCGCGATAGGCGAGGCACCGCAGATCGCCGACGGCGAAGGTCGATTCGTCAATTACGAAATCATCGTCGAGAGGGTCATCGGGCGCCGCCCACCCCGCCGCCTCGACCGCCTCGCCATCTTTGTCGATCGGCACGAAGCGCCGCGCCCTCACGCTCTCGACGGAGTCACAAGCCGCCGAAAGTCCCACCGGCACAATTTGGCGAGCGTCCCCGGTCACCGAAAGGCGGAGATAGGTCGAGGTGCCTGTTATTAGTCCCAATTTTTGCCCGTCGCGTTTTGCGTTCTTGCTTGCGCTTTGTCCGCCTTTGTACGCCGTTTAGCGCTCGGCGGTCAAGTTATCTTGGCGCGGAGCGGTTGCGGCCCGTCCGCTGGCGGGAGCGTCGCGGGTCTGTCGACCTCCCTCTCGACCCGTTCGATCCGGACGCCGAGCGATCGTTTCGCCGCGCAGATCGCCCGGAACGCGGACGGGCTCGCCGTGTGCGCGAAAATCCGCCCAAGTTCTGCGCAGGTAAACACGGGCGGCGCGCACGGCTCGACGATCGGGCGAGCCTCCTCGCCGCCCACGATCCAAACCTCGAGCCCAAGCGGAAACGAGACGAGGACCGCCCAAGCCTCCGATCGCAATTGTGCCGCCGCCTCGTCCGCCTTGGCGCGGAAATTCATGCGCGGAGGGCTGAGCCGACAACAAAGCCGGCAACCGCCGACACGCCGAGGACGAGGGCCGCGACAAGCCCCGCACGGAGGCGCCCCCGGCGTTGTCTCGCGTCGGCGACCGCTCGGAGGCATTCGAGGTATCGGACGCGGTCGATCTGCGTTGCCGCGTCGCTGATCTCCTCGCGCGTCCAATCGGTCGGATCAAACCCGGCGGCGCGAATTCGATCCATCCGCGCACGGACCAAGGTCGTTTGGGTTTCGTTAGGTCGGATCACGCGCATTTGCCCCCCTTTGGAGTGAGTCGATCAGGCCGGAAAGCTCGGTCGGCTCCGTGTCGACCGGCCCCTCGCGGGCTGGCCTGAGCATCGCGCGCCGGGCCGTTTCGTGCCGGGTTTTTTGGTCGTTCTCGGCAACGCGCCGCCGGTCGCGCGCCGCCGGGCTGAGCGTAGGATCGCCGCTGTGCGCGTTTTGCTCATAGGCCCACGAAATACGCGCCGCGTCATAGGCTGCGCGGAGTTTCCGGTCGAGCCAAAGCGCGACGTCGCCGCCCATTCGGCGCAGCCCTCGATCGTCCGCGAGAGCCTCCGCAACGACAGTTTGCACGCTAGGCCGTCCCTCGAATCCGTCGAGCGCGGGCCATTGCTCGAGAGCAAGCTCGGCGAACGTGCGCCCATCGTCGGGACGCTCCTCGAGGATTTGGTCGGCGGTTAAAGAGGCGGAGCCGAAATCCGGCTCGGTCCCCCCCGCGAGGGGGGTTAGGGGGGTGTTTAATTCTCTCGTCTCCTCTCCTCTCCTCTCACCCGCGACCGTCGCGCGACCGTCGCGCGACTCTTGCCCCGTCTCGCTATCGTCTTGCGATGCTCCCGCGACGGTCGCGCGATTGTCTGGCGGGTCGGCGTTTGGTTGCTTGGTCGCGTGACTGTCGCGCGACTTAGCCGCTTTGGCCTCGGCTCGCGTTGCCGCCATTCGCTCACGGTCGCGGACGAACTTCTCGCGGTGCGCGCCTTGCCATTGGTCCCAATCGACTAGGAGCCCGCCCTCGAGAAAGCCGGAGCCCTCGAGCGCAGCAACGAACGCGGAGGCGTCTCCGGTCCAGCCGGACCGGCGAGCTATCATTTTGGGGGAGAGGTCGGAGAGGTCGCCGGAGGGGCGCACACGCGCCGCCCAAAGCCAAAGCTCGACAACGTGCGACCACGCCCTCGGCTCGTCGAGAATGTCGGCGAGCTTGTCCGATTTCGGGTGTTCGGGGAGCCCGGTCGCGAGCTTGATCCAAGGTAAGGACATAAAAAAAACCCCCGCTAACGCCGAGGGCCGTCGGCGTTTGCGAGGTGAAAGCGCGGAGACGCTCACGGAAACCGGCCCGTTCCCGCGCTCCCAATCGAGCAACCGAAGCCTAGCGCCGAACCGGGTCCGGCGCCTAGCTGGACAAATGTTTAGGCGGGCACTTTTTCTGCGCTCGGCCGCCCTTTGGCGTTTAGGAGGCGGACAGCGGAGGCAATGAACACCGTCCGCCCGTCGCGGCTCTCGAGGTGACCCTCGACGAGCACGAAAGCGCCGGCGGGGAGGTCGAGCCCCGCCGCGACCGCGCCGAGCGCTAGGACGGCGATCACGTCCTCGACCGCCCCCTTTCGCCGGCGGTAGCTTTGGACCGAGAGGCGAAAGCCGGCGTTTGTTGGCGTCCTCGACGCCGCGCCGAGCACGACGCCGGTTAGTGTCGCGGTATTCGTGTCGATCGCCCGGCTCACTGCTGGACCGGGCGCATGAGTTCGCGGTAGTCAAACCGATCGCCGAGGCACTCAAATATATCCGTCGACTCGTCGCCCCAACCCTCGACGATCCCGTCGTACACGATCGCGTGCCGGCGAGCGGTCTCGCTGGCCTGCGCGAATAGGACGCCCCGGCGCGTGATCCGCCATTCCCCCGACGATCGTTTTTTGTGGTCCTCGTTTGGTTTGGCCGCGATGAAGTCCCACCATGACAATTTGGAAAAATCCGACGTCGGATTACTCGTCTTGAGGTGTGACAGATCCTTATTGATCCGCCGGACGTTTACCCAAATCCCTGTGTCGCCGTCGGTTAGCCGCAACAAAACCAAAAGACCGGCGGCCATAACCGAATTGATCGATCGCCTGTACCGTCGGACCCGTTGATCGCAGCAAGGGCAGACGATCCCCTCGTTAAGCCCCGCCTGCACCCTGCGCCTCGCGTTGGCGAGCGAGTCAAACGCCAGTTGCCCACTCACTGAATCACCTCGACAGATACGCCCGAGCATCCTCGAGCCAATGGGAGCGGAGGAATTCGACCGTCTCCGCGTGCGTGCCGGAGCACGCCGGGAGGGAGCACGCCCACGGGATCGTTACGTCGTGCGGCGGCGTGTGCGGGGTGTAGACGTAATAGATCGCCGCACGGACGCCCTTTCGGTGGGCGCCCTTCTGGATCTGCCACTCCGTCGCGACGTAGCCGACGGCCTCGAGGTCGACGGTGGGAGGGATCGCGCCGCTCCTCTCGAGGTGGGCGACAAGCCGCGCGACGCGGGCGGGTTTTGTTGTTGCGTTGTTCATTCGTCAATTTGGCCCCCTTTGCGGCAATTTGCGACGTCGGCGGCACTAACTGCGATCCGGCTCGATCGTGTTGCTTGCGGCGAACGCGGCGGCGAGATCGTCGGCGGCTCCCGCGACAACCCTCCCGCCCCTGCTTGCGTCGCCGTCGCGCCACCCTTTCGGCTCCTCGCCTCGGACGGTGATCGGGTCGATCCCGGCTGTCTCGAGAGCGCCCTCGAGCGCAACGATCCGAGCCTTGAGCGATTCGATCGACGCGGCGGCGAGCGCGTCAACGTCCGGGCGCTCCGTCGTGGCCCCGGTCGGCGGCGCCGCAGCGTTGCGGGCGAGCGCTTGGACGACGAGGGCCGCCAGCTCCGATCCGCGCTTGGCGCTCCTAAGATCCGACGTGGGTCGCTCGAGAGCCCTCCCGACCGCGTTAGCGATCACGCCGAGCGCCTCCTCCGCCGTGCTAATTGTGTGGGTTTTGCTGGCGACGAGCCCCTCGAGTTGTGCAATTTTTGCGGCTTGTTCTTTTTCGATCGACATGGCTTTCCCTTTTTCTTGTTCGCGGAGGCCGGAGCCGCCGCGCGGTTTTGACGTTCGGCGCCGAGCGGTTAGCCGTCGGCGTTGCGGATCTCTCTCGTTCGGGTGCGCAGCCGTAGGCGGAGGAGAGAGCCGGACCGCTGCGGGTGCCGGTCCATTCGCTCGAGCGCGGCCCTAGTTTCGTCCGGGTGTATGCGGGCCGCCTCCGCGAACGCGCGGCCCGCTGGCGTGATCGAATAGTGATCGAGCCTGGTCGCCTTTTTGTTGCGTCCGCCCGGCGTCCGGTAGGTCGCGGGCTCCCACGCCTCGGCGACGAGCCCGGCGACGACGAGGCGCTCCCAAGATCCGCGAGCGGTCCCCCAAGGCTCCGGGCCTAGCGCGTTGCCGCCGTGCTCGAGGAGCATCGCCAGCGCGACGCGGTCGTTAGGGTGTACGGCGGGCGGTAGCTCTTTCACGGCTTCACCTCGCGCCAAACTTTGTCCGGGTGATAGTAAAAGCCCGCGCCCGCTAGCGCGTCGTTGACGACGGTCCGGCCAAGGTCGACACGCGCGAGGATCTGAGAGGTGTCCGCGTAGCCCTGCGATGCGCAATGTTGGCGGGCGATCTCGACCGCCCGCGCCCTTTTTCGCTTGGCGTTTTCGGCGCGGCTGTCCGCGCCTCCCTCGCACGCCGATGTTTTTGGGAGGTAGCTCATAGGCCGCCCCGGCTGCCATCGCTGCCAACGCGAGCGCCTCCGGCACGTAACGCGCCGCCCCGGCCTGCTTGTCCCGATCGTTTCATCTGGCCCCCCACTCACGACGCGCCGACGGCGGTCGGCTCGGTCTGGTCCGCTGTCCCGACCTCGCGGCGGGCGCTCTCGTTTGTGAGCCGCTCAAGGACCCGTTGCGCCTCATCGGCCGTTAAATCCCTGGTCGACTCGACGGGGCGGTCGACGATGTGCTCGACCAATCGCCGACGGTGATCGGTGTCCGCGACGTCCAGCTCGCCGAATAGGGTCCGGATCCCAAGTGATTGCATCGGCGTGATTCGTGCGCCGGAGGGTGGATCGGGCTCCGCGCTCGGCGGCTCGACCCCGAACGACTCCTCGGCGGCGTCGGCGGCGTCGTCCGTGATCGGGCCGGGAGTAAGCTCCCGCGGTCCGTTGCTGTCATGGGCGGATCGGGCTGGCGGCGCGGGAGTCTCCGCAGCCTCGAGCACCTCAAGGCACCGGACGGCGTCCGCCATACGGAGAGCACCGGGGAACACGGGCTCGCGGAGTCCAGCGGCGCGACCGACGGCTCGAGCGCGGGCGCGGTCGAAATCCTCGCCGGTTAACGTCGCCCCAATGCCGAGCCGGTCGAGTTGCTCGCCGATTCGCTGCCCCTGCCTTTGCGTTGCCATCGGCGGCGCGACGTCCGTCTCGTCGCGATCGTCGCCGTCGAGATCGGTCCCTTGCTCGACTCGAGGGATCAAAAGCAGATCGCGGAGAAAATAAGAAAAGGAGGCGGTATCCGCTGCGCCGGTCGCCTTGTCCAATGGTCGCCCGTTCTCCGGCACGATCGGCCATTCTTGCGAAAACTCGAGCGATTGCCCGGAGCGGTGGGCGACGAGGTAGCGGCGGCACAGAATGCCATGACCCTCGACTCCCTCCACTACGCGGTTGCCGATAGGGATCCTGATCGATCGTTCCTCGACCCGGATCGACGTGGATAGCGGCAAGACAGATACGCCAGCGTCGGCGAGAACCTTCCGCGTTTCGCGGAACATACTCTCGGCGCTAACGTAGCGGTAACGATGGAACGTGTTTTCGCCGTCCTTTGCGATCCCCTGGATCGCTTGCTGTGCCTCGAGGAGCGCCGCGACGAGGCGCCCCACTTCCGTCTCGATCGTTTGCTCGCTCATTTTCCAGCCTCCGGCGCGCGGCCTCAAATCTCCGCGCGCTTTTTTGTGTCCCTCGTTATCCTATCTCGATCGCTCCCTGTCAAGCGCTAGCCGCTCTTTAATCGTCCGCCTACGCCTTGGGCGCGGCGTATCCGAACCCGTCCGCCTCCGGCCTGTAGCGGGCACCGGGCGGGAGGGCTGCGGCGATTGCCTCGTCGATCGCTCGATCGGCGTCGACTTGCTCGAGATCGGTGGGGAGGTCCTCGGCTGCGGCGTCGATCGCGGCCTCGACGATCGTCGCTTGCGCCCGTTTGAACGCCGCCAGATCGAGCTTATCGATCGGCGCCGGCGTGTGCGTCGTTATAAATTCGGAGCCGGCGGCTTTTAGGTGCTCGACTAGCGCCGCCTTGTCGCGGACGTCGATCGTTGATGCGGTCCTGCGCCACCTGAGCCGACCCGCCGGGAGGTCGAGGAATTTCGGCCCCTTTGCGGGCACCGGGAAAAAGTCCGCGAGCATCGGGAGGAAGTGCTCCGCAAAGTTCGCGCGGCGCTTGGCGACGGCTTTCCGCATCACGTCAAACTGGATCGCGAGGCGCTTCTCCTCGTCGTCATAGGCGAGGAGCTTACCGAGAACCCAGGACGCCTTGCCCTCGTCCGTGACCTCGAAAGCGGTCGCGCGGTCCAGGTCCTCGGCAAACTCGACGACGATCTCGTTTTTCTGCTCCGCCGCTTCCGCTTTGAGCTGGTCGATCAAACTCGCGAGAGGGTTTCCGGGCTCGGTCGTTTCGGTCGTTTCGGCCATTCTGTCCGCTCCATTCGCCGGGCCTCGTTCGCCGGGCGCGTTTGTGTTTTTGGTTACGCGGGGCTTATGCCGCCGCCGCCGCGACGTCCTCGGACTCCGCCGCCGCCTTTGCCTCGTGCGCCTCGAGGTCCGCGACCGCATTTGCGACCGCCTCGAGCCCGATAGCCCGGAGGCGACCGGCGACGCGCTCGAGGTCGAGCGCCGCGATCTTGCCGGCGTGCAATAGCTCGAGATTGCGGAGCCAAGCGCAGCCCTCGAGAGGGGAGACGCGCCAACCGATCCGAGACCCAAAATTCACGCCGACGCAATCGCCGCTTTTCAGCGCCTTTCGCAGCGTCGTATGGGGGACGCCGACGCGCTCCGCGCACGCCTCGATCGTAATTCGGTGGTTATCTGTGCTTGCGTCTTGTGTCATTCGTGGACGTCCTTCCGTGTCTTGCCTTGTTTTTATCGGGCTTTGCGTGCGCTGTCTAGCGGCTCGATCGGGTTTTGCGGTTAGCTTCCTCCGCGAACCGGCGTTCGCGCTCTTGCGGGGCATCCTCGCCGAGCGCAGCAAGCACACGGATCGCTAGCGCCTCCACGTCCGCCCCGCGCCGCTGTAGCTCGAGGAGCGCGGCGCCACATTCGACCGAGCCGGCCCGGTCGCGGACGTCGCGCTCGAGGTCGACAGACGACACGCCCGCGAAAGCCTCGCGCATTGCGTTCCCCTCCGTCCTATTGGCCTCGCCGCGCCGTCCGCAAAGCTCGAGCGTCTCCCCGTGGACCTCCGCGAGTTTCGTCCTCGCGCCGAGCGGCTCGATCTCAACGAAAACCTCCCAATGCGTCCGCCGCCGGCTCGTCGTTACGTGCACAGCGTCGCGCCCGTGCCGGGCGACGGCGGCGACATATTCCAGGAAGATCCAGCGGCGGAAGATCGCCGACCGCGAGGATCGGCGCCAATCGCGATCCAGCGACGAGAAAAGCAGATCGATCGCGGTCACTTGCTGGCCTTTGCGAGGTCGCCCGCGGGGATACCGAGATCGACGAGGGCGCCAAGTAGCGCGGCGTGTGCGCTCCAAACGTCCGGCGGCGCGTCCACGGCGTCCGTGGCGCCGACGGCCCGGCAAACGCCCACGGCGGCGGATAGGAGCCGAGCGGGGTACGGCGGCGGGCTCGCCGCCATACGTCCGAGCGCCGCCTCGAGGTCCGTGATTTGGACGTCGCGATCCTCGCGGGCGCAATTTAGGTCGCGGACCTCCGCCTCGAGTTCGGCGGTCGCGGCTTTCTCGGTGGCGAGCGCGTCGGTTAGCTCGGCAACGCGGCGGGCTAGTTGCTCGGCTTTTTCTGCGATTTTGTGGGCGAGGTCGGCGTCGCGGCTTGTTTGGCTCATTGTTTCAAATCTCCGGCGCGTTCGTGCGCGTCTACTGAGGAAGCCCCGCGCGACTCGAAAGCCGGGCGGGGCGAGGGAGGGAGGTGGAGCCCCTACAGGGAAGCGGCGGCGAGGTGCGCGGCGGTTTGCTCGGCTGAAAAGTAGACGCGGACAAAGCCGTCCGAGCCGGGAGTTTCAAAGACCGAACCGGCAACGCGGCACGTCGCGGTGATTCCGTTAGCGACGATTTGCTCGCCGTGCCGCATTTGTCCGAGCTTGGCGGGGAGGTCGCCAGCAACGACGAGGAGCGCGGCGCGTGCGGCCTCGGCGGCATAGTGCGCGGCGGTGTTCGCGACGGAGCGCTCGAGGGTGTTCGCGGGCTTCGCTGCGGCGACGTCGGAAACCTCGGCGGCAACCTCGACGGCCTCGACCGCGTCGGCTTTCCATTGGGCGGCGACGGCTGCGGCTTCCGCCCAAGCGGCGCGGAGGGAGTCGAGGGTCGAGGTTTCGGTTTCGGTGTTGCGCATTTTCGGGAGCCCTTCGTTTCTTAGTCTGTCTTTATCTTAATCGTCTCGCCTTAGCTTTGCAAGTTATTGTTTGCGTTTTGACAGATCAAGCACGCAAGCCCGTTCTCGGTTTCCGTGATCGTCGCGGGGCTCGATCGCGATGTCCGCCGCACACGATCCCACGATCCGGCGGTCGGCGTCCCAGCTCCAAACGCCCTCCGTGTTGGTGGGCGGGCGGCCGCCAAAATTAGGCAGATCGGAGGACCAGCCGCCGTGAGAGTCGAGCACGGCGGGATCGTTGGCCAGCATTGCCGCGAAAAGACCCTCGAGGCTAGCGGCGTAGGCGTCCGGAGCGGGCTCGCCACGCTCGATCGCCTCTCGCAATTCCGCGTATCCGGCGTCATCCGGCCAGACTGCGGCGCCGTTTGTTTCGACGACGAGCACGCCGGCGACGTACCAGAGATCAATACGATCCTCGCCGATCCCGTCGCTGCCCTCGTGCTCGATCTCGGCGCCCGCCGCCTCCGCGATGATCTCCGCGTGCGTGCAGATCGGGAGAGCGACGGTCTTAGGGGAGGCGGCGGTTGAGGGGCTGGACATTTGGGGAGCCTTTCGGGGCGCGGCGTGCGCCTGTACGCCGAAACCCCGGCGCAAGTCCGGGGGAGCGTCGCCTCGAGGGCGGGCCGGGCGCGGCGGCTATTTGAAGCGAGCAACGAACCGGAGGACGGAGCGGAGCGAGCCGAGCCGCTGGCGAGTCGTGACGCCCTCGGAGGTCCAGTCCGCGAAGAAACGGCCCGCGCCCCGCGTCTCCTCGGCGACGTAAAACCGGCCCGCGTTGCCAGCGGCGGAGGGGAGGGCGCGGGTTAGCGCGATGCCGCCGTGAGCCTTGGAGCTTGAGACGACAAACCCGAGCGCGGCGAGCCAAGCCTTTTGGTTGGCGTTAAGGTCGGCGGCGGTTTCGGTTGCGGTGTTTGACATTTCGGGAGCCCTTTGTTTCTTGGTCTGTCTTTATCTTAATCGTCTCGCCTTATCTTTGCAAGCGTTCGCCCGGTGTTTATCGTCTTTTTTTTGGGATGAAGCGCGCAAACGTCCGCAAGCCCGCGAAACGCTGCGGCTTTCCGTCCGTCTTTTTTTTGTGGAAGGCTGCGGGTCGAGTCGTTGTTCGTGCGGCGGCTTGCCTCGAGGCGCGGGATCGGCGGGTTGTCATGCTCGCCGGTCCTCGCGCCTCACCTATCGGCGTGCCGAGCCCTCCCGGATCGAGCGAGCCGCGACGGTCGCCCACGATCGCGCGCCTTGGACAAACGGGACCGCAAGGGCGCCGGGGCACCCTTTGGGGGACTTGCCGCGCTCCTCGAGGCTCTCATCATGCGTGAGAATTCCGGCGGCGGGATACCGAACGAGTAGATCGCGAAACAATTTACGTCCGCTGTTTTCTTGTGCTGCGGTTAGCTCGTCGCCGCCGTGGGCGCCGGGGACGCGGCGCTCCCATGCTGCAAGCTCGTCCGGCGCCCGGAAATCGCCGATAAACGCGACGCCGAGCGCGGTGGAATTCGGATAGGCGTGCGCCCCCTTGGCGTCGAGCGGTAGCATTTGATGGACGACGCCGAGCGGATCAACGATCAGATGGTAGGCGACAAACGCCCGCGCCACGATCGCGGCGGGGATCCCCTCCTCGCGCCATCGATTGATCGTTGGGAGCTTGCTCCGGTAGCTCCCGCCGAGCGAGATAACGGCGACGCCCTCCGGGTCTACTGTGAAAAATGCCGCGATTTGGTCGATCCACGTCGACGGGTCGCCACTCGCGCCGTACCGTATTCGGTGCGCGATTATGTGGCTCGTCGTGGCGCGACTTGTCCGCCCCGCGCCGCCGGGTGATAGGTGCGTTTTGTCCTCGAGGTTGTCATCGATCCACATTAGCCCGCCCCGTTTCCGTCCGTGCGCTCGAAGTACGCCGACGCGCTCTGATAGCCGTCCGCGTGTAGTCGGTCGAGGTCGGACGGCGAAAGCGAAAAGTCGAGGGAGTCCCCGGCGGTTTCAATTTGGATCACGCGCGCCCATTGTTTGGCCGATACGTGCGCCGCGTTGGCGGCGCCGTAAACGCCGGACAATAGCGATCGGACGTAGTCGATCGAACTCCCGACGCGCCTCGGCGTGTGGTCATCGCCGGCCCGGAACCTAACGCCGAGAGTCGCGCGGCCCGGCACGTCGTCGAAAACGTCGAACGGCTCGTTAGCAGTTAGGCCGCCGTCGATGAAAAGACGATCGCCGCAACCGGGGAGGCGTACCGCCTTGAAAAACGCGGGGATCGAAAGCGACGCGCGCACCACGTCCGCCGCCGGCATGTCGGGGTGTGAGAGGCTCGAGAAATATACCGCCCGGCGGTAGTCGAGGTCGTAAGCAAAACAGCCCCACGGGATACGAGCCTCGCCCATTTTCCGCGGGAAGTGAGCCCGCAGCAATCGGAGGATCTTGTCGCCTTTGTGAATGCCAAACCGGGGCCGCCAACGCCACGGCCAAGCGCGATCGAGAATTGGGCGGGCGCCGAAAATCTCGCCAGCGATCGAGCGCATACCCGGCGGCGACACGCCGAAAGCGTGTGCACATGCGATAATTGCCCCGGCGGAGGTGCCGGCTATCCGGGCGACCCGCCGCGACTCCAAGATCCGAGCGTGTGCGCCGATCTCGCAGACGACGAGCGTCCCGCCGCCGGAGTAGACGAGATCGACAACGGGGAGACTCACGGCGCGATCTCGCCAGCGACAACGATCTCCGCCAGCCTCGCCGCCGCCCATACTGCGCCGACGCCGACCGCGACCGTCAACACAACGCCGACCGCGCCGCCCGTGCCGGTCCCGATTAGCGCCCATATCCACCTATCAGACCGAGCCGTCGCGGCCTCCCCGCGCGCCTCCGCCTCGAGGGCTGCGGACCGCTCGAGCGCCTCCTCGAGCTTGTGGACCGTGGCGACGTGTTGCTCGATCACAAGCCCGCGTACCGCGGCGGCGCCGTCGATCTTGATTTTGCAAACCGCGACGAGGGTATCCGCCTCGATTTTGCGGACCGCCTCGCACCGTTCGGCTTTTTCGCCTAGTTCGAGCGCAAGCCCCGGCGTTAGCAGTTGCCCCGCCCACGGCGCGGGCTCTCCCTCGTCGAGAGGCACCGCGCGCAACGTCCGGGAGAGTCCGGGGATCGTTTCAGCTTGAGCCGAGACGCTCGAGGTAGCGAGACAGAGCGCGAGGATCGCGGCGCAGCTTGTCGCGCTTCCTCGCCTGCCCTTCGTCGAGCTTTCGGATAGTGACGACGTTAAGCGCCTCGACCTCCTCGATTGCATTAGACGTGCCCCTCTCCGACTCGGCGATCTTCGCCTTGCTGCCGGCCTTGATGACTTCGATCTCGCGCCGGACGTCCGCGATCGGTGTCCGGCGGGTGCCACTCGAAAGCCTCCGGCGGCCCGCGAAAAACGCGAGGAGCCCCAAGAGCGCCACGGCGGGCAGGTACCAATGAGCGACGAGCCAAGCCGCCGCCCTTCGCGCTGTGCTCATTGCGCGGCCTCTAATACTGGTAGCGGGCGCCTAATTTTCCGGCAACGGATCGCCGACTCCGTGCCGGGCTCGCCAAAGTCTAAGCAAACGCCGGGGCGGTAGTTGTAAACCGAGCAAGCGCCCGCGCCGCCCGTTGCCCATTCGAGGAAGACGCACTCGCCGCCGCTCTTTTTCGCTAGATACTTGCCGAACCGCAACCCGCCGAGGTGTCGGCTAGCAACCTCCGGAGGGACGCCGCTAGGCACCGCGACGGCGTCGCGAGTAAATCCTCGATGCCCCCGCGCCTCGAGCGCGGCGATCTCGTCCGAGGTGATCCCGACATCATAAACGAGACAGCAAGCCGCCGCGCATCGCTCGCAATCCACGCCGCTAAACCTTAATTACGGTCAATGTCCGATTCGTAATCTGCATTGTTTGCGCTCCGCTCGGCTGCTTCCAGCGCACGTCCACAACCTCGCCAGCCCCGACGCCGGAAACTTTGGCGTGGATACCGATCGCGGTGTCGTTTTTGTCCTTATTGGTCCCCTTGGGGAGATCGCGTTCCGAGGTGTCGGCTAGAATGCCGTCGACGTGAACACCGAAAACCATCTGCTCGTCGTCGGCGTCGCCCAAAATCATAGCCGAAAACCAAACAAGGAAATCGCCCGCGCCTGGTGTAACATTCATGTCCGCAATTGCCGCATACGTCGTCGACGTCTCGGTCGCGAGCGCGGTCGCGTCTACGGTCGTAATGCCCGCCGCAGTGAGAGCGCCCGCCGCCGCAACATTTGCCGCGTCGGTAACATCGGCGAGCGCCTCGACGCCGTCGATCTTTGTTTTGTCGCCGCCGGTCATCAGGCCGGAGGCGCCCGCAGCGACGACGGCGGGGATCGCGTCCGAGCCCGTCGAGACATGATCGCCGCCGTGAGTCGCGGGCGCGAATGTTTGAGAGGTGCCCGCCAGCGTCGCGGGAGTGATCGCCCGGTCCGTGTCGGTCCCCGTATCGACCTCGCCTTGCGTCGCAAGTTCGACGACGCCCTTTTGCGCCGCCGTCGAGCCCTGCACCGACGCGCTAACATTCGTGGGGCTTAGCGCGTCCTTTTGGAATTTGACGTTCACGGCGCCGGCCGGCGCGGCTGGCGTTGCGTCGTCGAGATCGACATTTGTCGAGGCGGTCGCGCCGCCGTTGACGCTAACCGTGTCGCCTCCGCCGCCGCCGCCGCCTCCGCCGCTAACGCCCAAAGGCACACCGAGGCCCGTCCGTGTCGCCGTCATTGTTAAAATTCCTCGAGGTCGACGATCGCGAGAGCGCCAGACGCCAGCGCGAGACGCACGTCCCACGCCCCGCCGGGTGCGCTTTCGGTAAATTCAGACGCGAGCCCGGAGGGCGCGAGGATCCGCGTGTCGTCGTCGACGTTTGAGAGCGACGCCGCCGGAGCCGCCCCGGTGTTAACGGTAACCGCGACGCGCCCGTTAGTCGGCACGCCGCCCGCGTCTGGCGCGTAATGTTGCGTTATCCGCAGCGTTAGCGAGTCGTCACCAAAGGCGACGATCGCCGACGGCGTCTCCTTAGTCAGTGTCCGGATACGTCGAGCCATTGCGCCACCTCCGGATCGACCCTAGCGCGACGGGGCCGCCGGGTCGACGGCTGCGGCTACGCCGTGGAACCGGATCAAACTGCGGACGTCCGTCCGAATCTCCCGGATCGAATCCGCGTTCGCGCGCGTCTGCCAAAAGCTGCCGCCGGTCGCGAACGCCACGGAGAGAGCGAACAACACAACGGGCCACCACGCGAGCACCGGCGCCGAGGAAGCGGCGGAGGTGTCAACCGGCGGCGGGAGAGAGGCGCCCGCGCCGATGTTGACCGAGACGCCGCCCGTTTTGGTCTCGCTCCGGGTTGTGTGCGCGCTCACGTGGTAACGCCTTGCGTTATCTCGAGACAACCGGCGCCGTCGATCGGTGTTTTGACGTCTCCCCGAAAAATCTCAAACGCGAAACCGGCCTCGGTTGTCCAGTCGACGTGATCGGTTGCGATCGTGTCGGCTCCGGCGTCGACCGCCTCGACCGTACAACGTACCGCGTTGCCGGACAGCGCTCCGGCGGGGACGAGAATGTCGCCAACCTCGACGCCGGAGAAATCGACGCCGGTCCCGGTAAGCACGACGAGCCCGCCGAGCGCCGAGCCGCCGACAACCTCGAGCGTCCCCGCCGCCGTGATCGACGCATCGGGCCGGGTGATTTGTGTGTCCCAAACGAGCCGACCGGGCTCCGTGCTCTTTGTGTCGGCGTGTTGGATCTGAACAATATATGTCCCCGCCGCCGCGTCGACGATCAACACCTCGTCCGCGCGGTAGCTCGTTTTGAATAGCTCCGCTTTGATATTTGGCGTGGTTGGATCGCGCTTGGCGGTGAATTTCAAAACCGCGCCCGTCAAGTCGATCGGGAGTTCGGTCGCGTCGTCGATCGTTTCGATCTCGATCGTTCGCGTGTCGCCTTGGGTTAGGTCGAGGAGGTCCGTCATGTTATCGCCCCGCGAAAAACGCCTCGACGGCGCTGCACGCCTCGAGAGCTTGAGCCCATAGATCGGCCTCGCCGTCCGGCGCGGCGTGCGCGCGCACATAGGCGCAACCGTCCACGGCGCGGGCTCGAGGCGTTGCGCCGATCGGCGTGTAGCCCGCTGCGCCGCAAGCGCACTCGATCGTCGTAATTCCGTCGCTTATCGCCATACAATTCCCTCGCTTTCCGCTCCCTCGCCTAGATCGTTGTTGGGTAGATCGGCGTTGTCGAGGACAAATTCCGGGTTTGGCGAGCCCGCCGGCTTAATGCCGAATTGGACGTCGCCGCCGCCGGGGATCGCCTTGCCTCCGGTGTTATTGGTGAGAGGACTAAAATTCGCCGTCCCTTTCCCCGTGAAATTGTTTTCGACGCAGCTGCACCCATGGCGAAGCCGGATCGGCCTCGTGCTCTCGCCGAATGTCGCATTGGCTTGCGGGATCAAATTCGCGCGATATGCGCCCTGCAAATAACGCCCGTCACAGTCGACGGTGGACGGTCCCTGGCTCCCGCCGATAGCGTAAAGCGTCGCCGCGCCAACAACTAGGACGCAGGCGCCGTTGTCCGCGACGTCACCCGTCGACATCGGAGATGCGGCGCCGGGCTCCCGCTCAAAGTCGCCGCCGGTTCGGTTGGAAAAACAGCCGACAACAGGGGTTACGTTAGAAATTATGGAATCTGCGCCGACGACCAAACGCGCGAAACTGCTATTGTTTCCGGCGGGCGGAGAGTTGCCCCGGTAAACATTAGTGTACGGCTCGTGGGTGCCCTCCCTCAAAACGAGGGCGGCGTCGACGAACACGTTTGCGGTATAGCTCGCCCCGTTCGGCACGCTGTCGGATCGGCTGCGGACGAGAGAGAGCGCGTCAGCGGAGCCCTCGCCGACGACGGTGCAGCCAGCAAGAGGTTGCTGCGTCCCAACGAATCGTTGCGCCGGATACAGATCCAATTGGCCCTGCTGCCCTCCTACTTTGAATTTGCACGCTTTAAGCTGGACAATGCCGCGAATGTTTCGATTTGATCGCGAGTTGGCGATGATGTCCGTAGCGAAATCGATCCCGATAAACGCCGCAGAACAAGCGTTAAGGGCTCCGTCGAGGTCCCATGATGCAAAACTGATCGAGCCGTCGACCTGAGTAACGTAGGGCGATAGGACGTTCGCGACGTCGCCGTTGCTATGCCCGGAACCAAATCCCCCTCCCGCTAGTCCGATATCCTGCGCACTCATAACCGCCAGCGAGTCGTGCACGCGGCAATTATTCGCGGGAGTGAACGAGCGAAAGCCCGCAAACCCGAAATCGCTCTCCTTGTGGAGCCACCTGAGCCCGTCGCTGGCTGGCTGCTGTACCGACGCCAACACGGTAACGCCAACGCCCAGCCGGTATTGCGACCTCTTCGCTACAGTACCGCCGCTAACTACCGGGCCGGATAGATCGCGATTGAAAACCGCAGCGGCGAATTCCGTCGTCCCGATTCCGTCTAGGTCAACAGGCGCACGCTCGCCGAGGAATACCACGTGTTGTGCTGTTGTCAGCGCGAATTTAGGGGTCAACCTCGTCAAGTCGGCTTTTGCGCCTCCGGCGAACTCGACAACGTAGGTGATCCCAAACGTCGCCCCCCGTAGCGGCTCGCCTGGCTTTTCTGGAATTTGATCCATGGCTCGGCCCGGAGTCCTCCAAGGTTGGCCCGCCGCCCCGCTGTTGAATACGTCGCTCCCTGTTGACTGGTCCACATAGACTGTGCGGGTTTCCGCGCTCGGAAACAACGGATCGGCGAACCATGATTCGGGCGCGGCCCCGGCAATGTCCCAAGCGGCCTCGACGCTAGGGTCCGGCGCGGCGGGCTCGGTCCCGGTGTAGGTCCATTGCGTCCCGTCCGAGTCGACGAGCCAAACGTCGCCGGGCGTTAACTGCGGCGTCGGGATCGTTGCTAGGAGGTTGTGCGTTGCGACTTGGAGCGCGGGAGCGTTCTCCGGCACGACAAGCCAAGCGACGCCGTTCCATTCGTAAAGCACACCGTCGGCGTCGACAAACGCACGCCCGCCCGCGCGAACGACGCCAGTCGAGGACAATCGATCGCGGTCGACAATCGTCGGGACCTGTAATTCGCGAATCGCGGACCCGCTCGGAGCGGATTGGACCAAGTCGCCGCCATATTGTGGCATCGTAAAACCTCCCAAGGCGCGCGGCCTAAGCTCCGAGAAAACCCTCGACAACGTCGCAAGCCGCGAGCGCGTCAACCCAAAGAGGCTCGAGCCCCGTCGGCGCCGCGCGCCCTTTGATATATCCGCAGCCGATCACGGCGCGGACCTTTGGATCGGCGCTCTCGAAAACAAACCCGGCAGCGGAGCAAGCCGCCTCGACGGTGGTCAGCGCCTCAAGCATTAGTTCTCCCGCGCGAATCGAATCCCGCCGGGGGATTGGATCGCTAGGTCGCTGCGCGCGACACTGTAGGGAGCGGAGCCTCCGGGGATTGTCATCGCAACCCCGGTTTGCACCTCGGCGACGTCGCCGTTTCCAAAGTTTCCGATCTCGAAATCGAGAGGCACCGCGCTGTTAAAGTCGTCATGGTAGGCCGCGACGAGATAAGCGCCGCCCGGAGCGTTGTCCGGGTTTAGCGTCACGTCAAACAGCCCGCCGCCCTGGATCGGGCTTGTGATTTGGCTCAATGCGAGGATCTTCGCCTCGTCATACGGTCCGGGGTCGGTTGTCCAGCCAACGAACCGCCGGGCTTGCCATTGGATCGAGTCGACTTGGGAGTCCGCTCCGAGCCCGTCTCCGGCGGCGAGCGTCCAAGAAACGGAGGCGTTCGGCGTGGTCTTGGCGTAGTTATTGACGCTGGCGAAGGCGTCGGGGCTTGCGCTTACGTCCTGCGCCGGGTTGCCGTCGTTGTCCGTGAGTGTCGCGAAATCGGGCGGGCGATTGTAGGTCGCCGCAAACGCGGGGAGCGCGACCACTACGCCGATCTCGACCGGGCTCGCGGGCGCAGCGAACGTGAGAACGGCGAACGGCGGCGCCTCGGCGCTCTCCCGGATGCGGACGCGGATCCGCTGTTGCACAATTACGGTGGCC